TACGTTTCCAGAAGTCTTAACGACATCGATAGTTGTACCAGGATTCTTTGGATTGATAATATTTGGAGAACGCTTATAGGTAGCAGTTCCATTTTGAACCTGTGGTCCAAAAAGAAGAGGAAAAATTTCTGCTTCAACCTGCTGTGCATTTAGAGAGTTTATGTATGTAAAAAGTGCTGTATTTCCACGCATCATTTCGTAGAGACCAACACCATATGGGTCTAAGATGTTCTTTGCGAAACATCGAACAACAACAACAGAACCGAATGAATCATCGTTTGGAAGTTCACCATCATACATAACGAACTTTCCACATGCAACAATGTAACGGTTCAAAAGAACGTTTTCATAATATGTAATTGTAACAGAGTGACGAGCCTTCTCTTGGTCCTCATCTTTCGCTTCCTCGGAAGTAGTACAGTATTCGAGTTTTCTACGATTCTTAGGGTCAGAAGCTGCAGGGAACTTTGCAAAAAATTCCGTCTTGAGCATATCTTTTTCATAAAGAACCTCAAACTGAGACCAGTAATCTCCCATATTCTGTCCAATACCAAGCCATGTACGCTTTGGGTCCATAGGCTCTCGGTATATATCATCAAATAGAATTTTATCTACACCCTTTCTTTTTACAGAAACACGGCGAGGATATACACGCCACGCTGCCCATCCATATGTAAATAACTGCTGGTAAGTAAGAAATAAACAGTTTGCTCCATTTCCTCCTTTTAAATACCAAGAACGCTTCCATAGTTCATGAATAGCCTTTCCAAAAACTTTATCATCAGCAATTACTTCAGCATCTGGAAGTTTTCCCGCGAGCACACTTGTCGCAATCATTATTTTTGAGAACGCAATAGGCTCCTGAGAAACAGGAACGCCGGACCTATTCTGGTCACGGTCGGTAATCTTTTGTGGGTAGACATTTATATCATACGCACCACTTGCCATTTTATTATAAAAAACCATTGAACCCCATCCTGATTTCTCATAAACCTTTTGTCCATAAGAAACAGTGGTATTAATTATGTTTTGGTCAATTTCAGCAGCAAGAGTATCAAATCGCTGTCGGTACTGCGATTGTTTTATAACTTTTTTCTTTTCAGTTAAAAAGTTCCATGTTAGTTTGTCTTTGTCGACAGCTTTCGCACCTTTTCCAGGGCTTGTTCCGTCATCCATTGTGAGTTTACTATTAGTATCGAGTTGTGCATCATCCATACTGTATATTGTAATTCTTTAATTTTTTAAATGCAAGTATTTTCTACTGATATGTACTCAAAAACGCAAAACTACCCGAAAGGGTAGTTGGTCGTATGCGGTCTATGAGATGAGTGAAAGTATATTATATCGTTTGAAAATTTCTTTTTGCATCGCAATTATTTTGTTGAGTCCTAACCAAGAACTTGTATGCCGATGAGATAGACACATCACAGCCATTGCATTAAGTATAACAAAATAATAAAATTAAAGTAAACAAAACCATACACACATGGGATATGAAAAAAATGGCGACAAGCAAATTACTCGCCACCACAGAAAAAATCGTGCAAATCGTGGCACAGATGATGAGAGTAATATATCTCTCGTACCACGAAAACGTCACGAGGCGTTCCACACATTGTTCAATGTTATGAACACAAGTCAAATTGCCGAGGAATTAAACAAGGTTTGGATCGACACAGAATTTGAACTCGTTGTCGTTAGGCGTGGTGCTTAATGTAAACAAAAAATCCCCCTCACTACGAAAGTGAACGGGGATTTTCTATTATTAGCCTTTAATCGTTGCACTCGTACTCGCATAGATTCCGTTTGCTGTAGCGATTGCAATCATTGTCTGAAAGAAAGACTCTGCTGTGAATACTGCACCTTTTGATAGCAAAGCGTACGCTCCAACAACAGTAAATCCGATAATCATTGACATCAAAGGCACGAAACTTGTTTTGACTGCAAATGCTTTTTTAACAACCTGTGTCAAAATAAGAATAAATGCTACTACACTTGAAAATTCAATCATAATGTTTTATTTATTAACTCTTTTAATTCTTCGACTTTTTTTAGTAATTCACCCTTTGGAGATGAACCTTTTGCTTTTGCAATAATAGTATCTACAACAGACATATTCGTTGCTGGGCAAAAAGGCTTTGTTGATTTTATTTCATTATGCCCGATAACGTGTTCTCTGTCGATAGGTATATTCCATCGTGTTGCTATCTCTTTAACTAACTTTGCAGATGCGTCTATTTGAGCCTGTGGTGCTTGTGAGAGGTCTTTTCCCTCGTGTTCGATAGAGATAGTGTATTTGTTCGGATTTATGCCTGTACGGGCTTTTACGAGTGATGAAGTAGGGTTTACAACTTGACCATTCGCCCATGCGGTATCTTTTTCGTCTACGAATTGTACAACTTGACCTTTGAGTGAAATCAAATAGTGAGATGATACTTTTGAAGTAGGATCAGCAAACCAGTTGATACACGAAACGAAAGAACCTGTTGAAATATGAAGTACGATAGTATCGGGTATCATTCCATCTCTGCCCACTGTAAAATGTTTTGTTGGTTGCATATTATGCTAATTTTTTACGCTTATAAGGTTTGTTTTTATCTTGATACTTTGGCGTTACTTTTGGTGTACGAGAGAGGATTTTCATGTCTCTACTCATTATCAACTTTTTTGTTACTTTCATATATTATTTTAAGTCATATTTATCTTCTAATGTTTCGACCACTTGGTCAACTACGTGATTTTTTTGGTTACCGATTGCTTCTTCGATTTGTTGCTTATTGAGTGTTTTGAAATAGAGCGAGAATACAAAACCTGCAACACCTATTACTGAAATACCACCGATTGCAAGCCATATTTTACTCCCTTGCCATTTTTGCTCTCTATCAACTTCATCAAGTCTCTTATCAACACCATCAAGTCGTTTACTAAACACAATCATTTCGTTTGTGTGTGTTAGCATAACCCCATCTATCTTTTCATGGAGTGAGTCAAATTTCTCATTAAGAAACTCTTTAAAATATGTTGGTAGTTGCTCTGGCATTGTTTTTACTCAACAACTTCTAATGCAATTGCTTCAGCTTTTCTTTCTTCCCACATTGCTTTTGTCTCTGCAATAGATGCTTCTTGTTGTGCAAGAAATTCAAGTTCTTGGTTTATTTTTATAAGACTAAATACTTCTTCTTTTGAAGTGGTCGTTGTAACCTTGATTTCTGTGTCGCTATATTTTGTGATTTCTTCGTTCATATATGTATCTTGTTAATTATTAAATAATTTGGTACGTAAATGTAAATGAAATAATAGAACTTTCTCCTCGTGTATCGAAGAAATCAAGCTCTGCTCTTTTATTCGATATATCTGCGTGAATTGAACCAGTATCGGCGGCTGTTGAATTTCCTTGTGTAGAACCAACTCCACCACATTCAGTAGAATTTGAAAAGTCTGAAGAGATAGGTAGTGAAATACCAAGAAGTGTTTGTGCGTTTGCCCCACTAACTGTAACCTCAACTTCACCTGATACCGTTACTGCGTTTCCTACTCTGATATATGTACACACATACGCTGTACTTGATGCTACGTTCGCAACACCTGTGAGTGTTGGAGTATATGTACCTGAATAGTTTTCTGACATCTGTTTCCACTGCGAAGATGTCGTATCATAGAAGAATGGAGTGTCTATAGTGGTGTCATATACCATGAGACCCTCGGCTGGACTTGCGATACCATTTTTCTGTGTGGTAGTCATGCGAGGTGCGAGGAATCCTTGTGTTGTTGAATATGCCTCAAGTACCGCTGATGGTGCAGCACCAGCAGCACTATAATATTTACTTGGATCATTTAAGAAACTTGCAATAAGAACACCTCCACCAGAATAATAATCACTCTGAATGATACCAGCAGAATACAAGAGTAATCCTGAACCTCTGAATTTAGTACCATACCCCGCAATATCAAATGAGCCTGCGTTTGTCGTCATGTAGCCCCACTTTGCGAGAACACCCTCGGAATTATTTATATCATCACGTATTTCGAGCATCATATCTCCCGTACTGTCTTCTACACGAAAGAGGTACTCATATTGGGTTTGTCCTTTGATGTGAAGAAGGGCGGTAGGTGTTGGTTGTCTGACACCTATTCTTTTGTCTGTTGTGAGGTAAAGACTATCAGTTGCACCATTGATACCAAATGCGAGGGCTGTAACTGAAGAAGCACTCGACATTCCACCGAGGTTTGTACTTGCTGATAGAACGAAACCTCCATTTGAACCGTTGTAAAGTGTTACAAGGTCACCTGAACCACGAATATCAAGTGCTGTTTGTGGCGAAGTTGTATTAAGACCAAAACGATTGTTTATATTGTCGTAAAAGAGTTTTGAATTATCTTGTGCAAGTATACCACCTACACCTGCAAAAAGGATAGAACCTTCTGTAGCACCTGTGATCGTGTCGCCGATTGAAACACCACTAATTATGGTTCCGTTTTCCCAGATATTTGTAGTTGAATTATATTTTAATACTTGGTTGTTTGTTGGTGCATCTATTGAAACATCATTCATTTGGAATAGATTTCTCCAACCACCACCATTTGGATTTTTACCACTAAATTGTGGAAGATTTTTTATGTGAGATGCGTCAATTTTATATTCGTTTTCTTCTGGTAATGAGTTTATACCTTTGATAATTTCTTCACCTTTTTTTTCTAAATCTATTTCTTCTGGTAATTGTATTTTCTTTATTACTTCTGCAATGATGGCTTCTTCATCAGCGTCTTTACCGTCTTCACCATCTTTTATTTCAATAGCCTGCAATTCTGTGATTAGATCTTGAGCCTTTTTAAGTTTTTTATCAAACTTCTTTTCTAGTTTAGAAACCTCTGCTGTAAAAGTATCAGATATTTTCTGTTCTTTATCTCCGATATTTTCTAAGGTTTTATTGTACTCTGTTTTGATTTTATCCATCAAATCAATACACATCTGTTTGTTGTCTTCTGTGAGTTGTACATTCTCTTTACGGAAGGAAGCCATAATAGCCATAATACCTGTGAGTACCTGTTCTATTTCCGCAGAAGTAATAACAT